GTCTCAGGTGACAGTGCGGCGCTACGGCGATCCAAAGACCGCGTGAACATTAGGGACATTAAGTTGTTCCGTTTGACTCAGTAACGCGTAGGTTACCCAGCCTGAAGAAACACACAAAATCTAAGTCGGTTTCCACCCTCTTAAGGGGTCGATCAATCGACAAAAATCTTGTGACCTCCGCTGCAAAGCGGAAAGATCCTTATTATGTCCGGCATGCGAACGCGTTAGCACAAGTTTACTCGAGATTACTCAAGTTACATGGTGATAAGCGTGAACACCTAAAAGAAAGATTAACCAGTTATTATACTGACCAACTGAAAAATTTAGATGAAGTCGACATTATGGGCGCGATCAAATGTTCTATTGCTACTTTCGTTGCAAAACGTTTTCGCCAAAGAGAAATGCCAGAACAAAAGACTGGAACTTTTCATCTTTTCCCTCGCTTTTTAAGACAGTTTATTAATCAAAAAACAAATATCTGTCGTAAGAAGTATAGGGAGAGGATGAAGTCCATTCGTTTGATATGGAGTATCTCTCAAGCAAAACGAAATTGTGCGGAAGTTTCGAAACTCAACTGTGAGAAACAACTCAAAAGCTTTAAAGAGCTTGTTATGAGTGGTGGTCAAAGCAGTCAAGAAATCGAAGACGAGCTGTTTGAATTGGGAAAAGAATTCGGAAAAATCGTTAAAACGATATATAATCCAAATAAGTTAACCTATCCTGGAGCAAGTTCAACAATGGAAATGAATGTGAAAGAAGGAGGTACAAAAGAGTACGTGAAGCAAAAGATGTTGGACACTTGTTTTAGAGCAGAACCATTCTGCATTATTATTAGTGGACAACCTGGAATAGGTAAAACAACTCTCAATAAAAGAATTGTTGAATTATTCCATGAACGATTTAACTTAAACGAAGACTGTGTATATACGCGAAACGTATGTACAGAGCATTGGGATGGTTATAACGGTCAATTTTTTACTATCATGGACGATTTTGGACAGAACATCGAATATAAAGATGTCATCGAGTTTATTACACTTGTCTCATCAAATCAATACATAGTTCCTATGGCTGATTTAAAGGATAAGGGCATGAAATTCACATCAAAGGTTATCATCTTGAATACAAATCAGGATTGTCGTTTTACACAACGATTCGGAAATGGAACACAAAGACAGACAGTTTTTGATGAAACAGCTTTATTTAGACGATTCCACTCAAGTATCCGGATTAACGCAAGAAAAGGTGATAAATACACCTTAACGTATAATCGGAATGGTCATGATTGGATAAAATCACATAGATCGGCGGATGTCAATTTTTCAAGTGATGAAACGATTACAGGAAGACTCCTTGTACAGAAATTACTTAGTGATTTTTTATCTCACGATGGTAAATGGATGTTAGAAGGGGGTGTCTCAGATGAATACGCTCGATTTGGGCGCATTTTCAAAGGAAATCGTTTATCACATTGGGTCTCAACACCAGAATATCCGGTTGATTACAACGTAAAACCAGTAGCATTACTGGAACCTCTCAAAGTTCGTGTTATTACGAAAGGACCCGCGACACATTGTGTCATGGGTAGCTTTCAAAAGAGTTTGTGGGAAGCTTTAACAAAATTTGATAAAGAAGCTTTCAAACTAACACATGGAGTTCTTGTACAAAATTTAGACACATCCAAAGAAGACAGTGAATACTATATGAGTATAGATTACACATCATCAACAGATTGTATTTTTCAAAATTGTACAGAATCCCTAATGAGAGGTATCTTAGAGAACATAGATCATGCACCAACACGCAGATATGCGCTTAGTGGTCTAAAAGCAATTATTGATGGCAAAACAACAACAAGAGGCCAAATGATGGGTTGGAGATTATCCTTTCCATTATTGTGTCTTATTAATTATTATGTCGTCAAAAAGAGTGGTTTCCGTAAATTTTTCATCAACGGAGACGACGCTCTTGCAATTGGATCAAAAGAAAACATGATCAATTTCGACAGAATTCACAAAGAAGTGGGTTTCGAGAAATCAATTGGTAAGAATTTTGTATCGAAAGATTTCGGTACCATTAATAGTCAGATAGTTTTGAACGGAAAATACATCCCGTATTATAACTTAATGACTGTAAAGAGAACCGACACTTACCAAACATTCTCACAAGCACAACAGGCTTTCAACATTCCTTATATTATTAAGGAGAATGTTGAGTTTCTAAAGAAGACGCCGCTCTCTCTGAGAGTAGCTAAAACTCATGGTGGCATTGGTATTAAGAACTTAAGCGAAACCGCTAAAGATCGAAAAATTTATGCAATCAAATTTCTTCAAAAGACAGAGAAGAAATATAAAACACCTAGAGGAACGTTCTTTTACCATCCAAATGGACGAGAAACAAGCGTTGATGCTTATGAAACCTTTCTTGAAGAACAAGAATGTCGAAACAAGCGCGAAATGGATAACAAAGAGTTTATAAGACTCTGGAGACGTTACAGAGAACGTCCAGGTGTGAGAGATTTCGTGAAGAACGGAAATCTCTTTGCATCACCAAAGTTATCATTCGGCTTAGTTCCTAAGAAGATTACGTGTAACTTAATGGAATTCACGAGGCAAAACCATAGCCATGTGAGACGTTTTGCATACCAGCTTAAGACGAAGGACCTAATGGGATCTTGCTTAAAGCGTAGTACGATGATAAGTGCTATGCGCTCAGGGTCAGAGTGCAATTATCCGTAATGTGTTAAAGTCACATTCCCTCATGGTGAGGGGCACGGGATAAGTGAAACTTAATTGATGCGACTTATCTATTTAAACGTGTAACAGTGGTTCGATTCCACCCCGAG